CCTTTATGAGTATGCTGCAGAACTCGCGGCAGCATATAAAGGTTTGAGGGACTAACATAGGTCAAATGCACATTGTCGTAGTGCAAATTGGGTAACAACCTAAGGCATTTTCAATTCTGCCGAATAGCTAGCTGACCACAATACACACCGCGCCAAAGTGTGCATGATTGATAGTGGTCCATTCGTCTCAAACTTGCAAAGAAGAGATATAGGGCAAGAATTACAACCCGGTCCTCCCAATGACCGGGCCCCTTGCGGGTGAACCGCGCTGGCTAGGCGCGGGAAACCCTGAAACAAGGCCATCAAGCAAAAACTTGATGGTGGGATCGCAAGAATGGTCGTAAACTGGACGGCTGAACCTGTCACCACTCGACCCAACGAGTGAAACATATTCAGAACCGAACTTGATGAAACTTGCGGTCAGAGGGATAGGATCTACCATGTTCCAACCCGAAAGCATGCGCTCAAGCAACAGTTGCTCATCAACCGTGATAGAAGGCGACTCAAGACAAACGCTGTCTTGCATGGCCGCTCTCATCTCCACGGTGGGGTAACTGACAGGAAAGCGCTGACGTATTGACTCAGCAGAGAGTTTCTCAACCCCCCACTTGACATCGACGTCAGATTCCCAGCCAGAATACTCACGAGCGCCTGCGGTTAAATAACCGATGCGTTGACACAATGCATATAAAATCGGATGGCCCGGAGACAGATAGTGCATGGACAGAGCCTTAGCACGCAATAAGAACTTAATCTTGTTGGGGTTGCCACCTGTCATAGTAACATACGACAGTGATCTCAACGCGCGCAGCACATTCAGGAGCTTAAAAGGTGCTCCTTGATCGTTCCGGATGGGGTAATGCAAAACCTTCAGAAAATCAGAACCGCCAGGTTTGTGCGATACAGAAACAAGACTATAGGACATGCCTAACTTACTGGCAATATCATGCCACATCCACAAAGGAATGAGTGCGTCATCGCCTTCGGTCACAAAATGCAACCTACTAGCGTCAACCCACCAATAATCGATGCTGTCGTAAACAGCTCGTGTCTTGATCCTGTGACCGGTTAGAATCAGGCTGATGTTAACCAGCCCATTTGCCAACGAGGTCCAAAAATCGCCCGAACAACGGATCATAAGATAAACAGTGAAAAATTCGTGACTAACTTTGCGTGCCCCAGGCATGCGCTTATTGTTAGCCCCAACAAATTCTAAGAAATACTCAGCCTCGACGTAAAGTCCAAGAAGCCTAAACGCCCCGTAAATCAACTTGTTCTCCAAGGGTTCTCGCAAGCAATGCAAGATTCCCTTTTCAAACCCGGAAATGTCCTGGGAGCGATGAGTCCACTCAATTATGGTGGAAAGCTGCTCGATCAATTCGTCTGGAGTTTTACCCTTAATCATCCAACGGGACAAAAAAGGGTCTGCGTAAATCTTCTTCTGTATCTGTAAAATTCTGTAAAGGTAAACATATGCTTCCCCTTTCATGATAGTAATCCCTCTACATTTGGTCAGGCCGAAACCTTTAGAGCTTTCTTCGTACTTTACAATCTGACGATTGTGGACGAATGTCTTGACGACCTGGCCCTCACTGTGCGCAATGAAATCATCCCACATTTGTGTGATGAATGCCGCGCTCTTAGAGGACATCAGTTCGGCAAAATGCTCCTTGTCAAACCCCGAAACAAAGTCGGTGTCAGACATGGACAACTCCAAGTTTTTCATAACCTTGCCAACCAAATAATCGCTGACTTCCTGAAAATCTGCTAAACAGGAATAATCAGTCGACTCTGCAACCAATTGGCGCAAGCACAGCGCCTCTAAATTGCAGAGAACTGACGCCGACGGGAAATTCCCGTGGCCCAGCTTCTCACCGTTACAACCTAACAAAAGGTCGAAACCAACACCATGTTGGCTGGTCCACAAAGTTTGTTGATAGTAAGTCAGCCGCTTTTTAACCACAATGGGTCTAAGCGACGTCATGTAAGAATCAACAATCTTCACGCTTTGTGTTGCAGGAGCGTAATAAATGGGGTACCAGCGTAGTGCGGGTCGCAGTCAGGAAGACCTCTTAGCGCCGTCTATCACTTCTCTAAGTGACAACGCGCTAGAGGCCAATCCCTGGCTACAACGGAGGCTCAAGTACTTACAAGCCAAAAACAGCTTTGTGCCAACGTACTCTTGCAAGTCTGGGCGCAAATTCACCGGAATAGACGAACGAATGTTAACCAAGTTCGTCCTCAGAGTGGTATGACACACATCACCGTACATCATGCCGTTAAGCACTTGATGGTTGATGGTGTTAGATAAATTAAACCACTCTGAGAATACGTCCTCAGTCCCCGAATCGTCCCAATCCTCAGGAAGTGAGTGTTGCCCACACCAATTCATGGCACGTACCAGCCTCATCTTATACCGATAGCGTACGGTACTGGATGTGGCCAATATGCCTTGATTTTTGTGCGTGTATGGACGCTCATCAACTTCTGAGTCTTCTACTACGGAAAAATCGCACGGCGTCAAGCGGAACCTATGGTATGCGATGAAAGGCGACTGGCCACCAGTATAAAGCCAATAACAAAAGTTAAAGACAATATTGTTAAGACTAATCTGTGCCATAAACCGCTTCACCAACCACTGTTTCCACCGACTGATGCTGAAAAAGTAATTCCACAAGCCAAGCCAAGTGTACTTTGGCCGCAAACAGCGCCTCATCATCAATTCAAAACACGCCGGTACGTCTTCTGTCCTCAAGAAAACGTCCAAACCATTAGAATCAAAATCAAAGGGTGTGCTGCCTGTGAAAGACTGCGAATGCGGCTCGACGGGCGAGCCTGGAGGAAGGGAGGAAAGCGCGAAAGGATTCAACTTCTTCACAGATGGAGCCACCACCATAGAAGAAACAGGGACTTTAACGTCACTTGAACCTTGCGAACTTGGGAAAGAGTCCTCGCTCCCAACGCTATCCTCGCCATCGGATTCAGCTGAACCGACGGAGGAGGATCGAGAAACACCGGCTGGGGAACCCCCAAGGGCGGCATCGTCCGACGATCGTCGAAAAGCATCAACAGCGTCTTGCTGCATCTTCGCGATCTTGGTCTTGTGAACCTCACTCAACGATTGAAAACAACCTTTGGGCAAAGGACAAAACTTGCCGAACTTATCCACTCTCCAAACTAAAGTCTTGTCTTTAACGCAAGTAAACTTGGACGCATCGATGACAGGGTTACGAGTCGCAAAATATTCTAAAAGAACTTTCGACTCACTGTCAAGGTCAACCTTGTTTCGCGAACTCAACCTTGCAAAAGGTTTCGAATCATGAATCAAGGCCGTGGCGTCAGCCAAAGCACTAGCGCAATCTCTCAAAGCTCCAACGCGACCCTCGACGTCGGATAGGATATCTTTAAGAGTAGGCAAAACTATTTTAGACCGGGGGCGAACCTGAAAAACGGGTTTGTCAACGACGGAATCATCGAGAACCTGGCACACGGGCGCAGAACTACAAACATCAGGCGCGACAAGCCGAAAAGATGATGCGCAATATATGTAGTAATTCTTGACCCTAATGGACCAATCCAGTTCTCTCAACCAATCGTCGTTTTCGTTGAAAAAGGTGAACAGAGCATAAGCCTTGCTCCACACATCTGATTCCAACCCACTCCAAGCAGACTTGTCATCTATCGCGACGGCCAAAATATCGACCGCTTTAACATCAAATAAGCCTAGCGATACTTGCAATGGGACCCAAAACCAGAAGTCGTCCCGCACACCCGAAGATGACGCATCAGGGGTGAAAACAACTCCTCGCACAGTCCTATACTTGCAGAATAGCGCATACAGCAAAGCATGATCTCCAGGGCTACGATACTCAGGATCACGAGCTACAGCCTCAATGTCAAACTTGGGAG